AAATGAAAGCTAAATTTTATGATATTGGTTCTTACACTAGAGGTAAATCAGCCCATAACAAAGGAAAGCCAATTCTTCCTCATGTGTTAGAAGCTCTGAAAAAAGCCAATACAGGAAAAACACAGTCAGAAGAATCCAAGCTAAAGAAATCATTGGCAAATAAAGGCAGAGTATTTAAAAAAATAAATTGTCCACATTGTAATAAAACTGGAGGATTAACAGCTATGAAAAGGTGGCACATGGACAATTGCAAATTTAAAGGAGTATTAGATTGAGCTCAATATCAATTGCTGGTGACGTATCAGGAGCTGTTTCACTTGTTGCACCTTCTATCGCTGGAACGACTACACTAAACTTACCTGCATCTAGTGGCACTATACTTGATGATGCAAGTGTTGGCGTATGTAGAGCTTGGGTTAATTTCAATGGGACAGGTATAGTAGCGATTAGAGCTTCATTTAATGTTAGTTCTATTACAGATAATGGTGTAGGTGATTACACGGTTAATTTCACTACTGCTATGCCTGATGCTAACTATGGGATAGCTGGTTTTTGCAGATTGTCAGGGGCGACTTCTGTTTTGGGATTGTATGGCGGTGCTAATTTTTCACAGCTAACAACTTCACTTCGTATTCAGACAGCCACTACAGCTAATGTTAACCCTACAGTAGTTTCAGCATCAATCTTCAGATAAAGGACAACTAATGGAATTTCAAGACATTGTAAACGTAATAATTGGTTCAGTCCTATCTGTATTAGGCTGGTTCGCAAGGCAACTATGGGATGCTGTACAGACCCTTAAGAAAGACATGAAAGATTTAGAGGTAGACTTACCAACAAATTATGTTCGTAAAGTGGACTTAGATGCCCGCTTTGATAAATTTGAAACTATGCTCAACCGAATCTATGACAAACTAGAGAATAAGGTAGACAAGCCATGATAACTGCACTGTTGCCATTGATTGGCACTGTACTAGACAAGATTATCCCTGACCCAAAGGCTAAGGCTCAAGCACAAATTGACTTAGCTAAGATGGCTCATGAAGGTGAGCTTGCAAAACTTGCAAATGAAACTGACTTGTTCAAGACAGAGCAGAACAATCTATCTGCACGCCACCAAGCTTATATGTCTTCTGATAGTTGGCTATCTAAGAACATACGCCCATTAACGCTTGTAGCTATCTTTGTAGGCTACTTCGTGTTTGCAATGATGTCTGCCTTTGACTTGGATGCGAACGAGGTTTACGTGACGTTGTTGGGGCAGTGGGGTATGCTTGTAATGTCATTCTACTTTGGTGGACGTACGTTAGAAAAAATCATTGACATGAGAGGTAAGAAGTGACACCACACTTTAATTTAGAAGAGTTTACATTTAGTAATACAGCCATTCGACTTGGTATAGATAATACTCCTACTGAGAAAGATAAAGAAAACCTACTACGTCTTGCAGAAGCATTAGAAAAAGTAAGAGAGGTTTTAGGAAATAACCCTATTAAAATCTCTAGTGGCTATCGTAGTCTAAAGTTAAACAGGGCTGTTAAAAGCAGGGACACGTCCTATCATACAAGGGGCTTGGCTGTAGACTTTACATGTCCTAGGTATGGTAGTGTACCAAATGTTATGAGAGCTATAGCAGACTCTGACATTGAGTTTGACCAACTTATATTAGAGTTTGACTCATGGATTCATTTAGGATTTGCAGAGAAGGATATTAAACCTAGGAAGCAAAAGTTAGTGATTAATAAACAAGGTGTATCCCTGTATATTTAAGGAAAGTTATTATGAAGAAAGATTCTAGATTAGAAAGAGCAGGTGTAGAGGGTTTTAACAAACCCAAACGTACCCCAGGACATGCTACAAAGTCTCATGTTGTTGTAGCTAAAGAAGGTGATAAAGTAAAGACCATTCGCTTTGGACAACAGGGTGTTAGTGGGGCAGGTAAGAACCCATCTTCTGCTTCTGAGAAAGCTAGAAAGAAATCTTTTAAAGCACGACATGCTAGTAATATTTCTAAAGGTAAAATGTCTGCTGCTTACTGGGCAGATAAGGTTAAATGGTAATAATATTACTTGACAAATATCTAAATATTTGTTATAATGTTTATAAGACTATAGGAAAGTATAATGACTTATTTAGAAATTGTCAATAGTGTTTTACGAAGATTAAGAGAAAATGAAGTTTCTTCTGTGCAAGAGACTCCTTATGCTATCCTAATAGGTGACTTAGTTAATGTTGTAAAGCGTGAAGTAGAGGATGCTTGGGACTGGTCTGCACTACGAACAACCCTTTCTGCTATTACAGCAGACTCTTTATTTAACTATGTGTTAGAGGGTTCTACAACTCGCATCCGCATCTTAGATGTATTTAACGACACTGATGATGTTGTTATGGCACAGCGAAGCACTAAGTGGTTTGACCAGCAGTTTCTCCTAGCTGACACTCAAGCAGGTTCTCCACTATATTACAACTTTAATGGTGTAGATAGTAATGGTGATACTCAAATTGATATTTACCCTATCCCTGACGGTGTGTATGATATTCGTATTAACTGTGTAATTCCACAACCTAAACTTGTAGAAAATGCTACTAGAATTTTAATTCCTTCTGACATTGTTGTTGAGGGTGTGTTGGCTAGAGCTATCTCAGAACGTGGTGATGATGGTGGGTATGCTGAACAAGAGATGCGTTATCGCTCTATGCTAGGTGAGTTTATTGCTATTGAGTCTGGGCAGCGTATGGATGAAGTTACTTGGAGTCCTTATTAATGGCTGGGGCTTTAAAAGCTATAACTAATTCTACACTAGGCTTCTTAGGTTTAAATACTCAAGAGGCTGGTGTTACATTAGATAGTGGTTACGCTACTAAAGCTATTAATTGTATTATTGATAAGAGTGGTCGGCTTGGTAGTCGTAGAGGCTGGCAAATGCTTACCACTAACTCAGGAGATTTAGGCTCTGCATACATTGAAAGTATGTTTGAGTTTATTGATGAGGATAGAATCTCTACAATTCTTTCTGCAGGGGATGGTAAACTATTTTCTGGAACTAGTACATTAACTAGACAACTTGTTTATGGTGCTGAGGCAGGTGGAGCATCTACAGCATTAAGTCCTCAACCAACATTTACTGGAAATAGCTGGCAATTTTGTCAATTAGCAGAAGGTGCTGGTCTTGACGCAGAGATGTATGGCTTTGCGGCACAAAAAGGTAATTCTTTTCTAATCTATAGACGTGAAGACCATGTAGGAACATATAAGTTTCAAACAATAGGTGACTATGGAACTGTGCCTACAGGTGTTACTACCTTTGACCCTGATTGTTGTGTCGCTGCTTTTGGTAGAATATGGGCAGCTGGAATTACTGGGGCTAAGTCTACTATTTATTATAGTCAATTATTAAATGGAGCTCGTTTTACTGGAACAGGTAGTGGGTTTATTGATGTTGCATCTGTTGTTGGTAACAATGATGAAATTGTTGCTCTTGCTTCTCACAATGGATTCTTAATTGTATTTTGTCGTAATAATATAGTTATCTATGCTAATCCTGATGACCCTACTATTATCTCATTACAAGATGTAATAACAGGTGTTGGATGTATTGCTAGAGACACTGTACAGCCTACTGGTACTGATTTAATATTTTTATCTAATAGTGGTATTAGAAGTTTAAATCGTGTTGTTAATGAAAAGTCGCTTCCAATGCGAGAGTTGTCTATTAATATTAGAGATGACTTAATTAACTACATTGGTGGAGAATCTTTAGTAAACATTAAAAGTATTTATTTTGAACGAGATGCTTTTTATCTATTACTTCTCCCAGGGTTACAGCAGATTATTTACTTTGACTTAAGGCAAGTGTTACAGAATGGTGGAGCTCGTACTACTATATGGACTGACATATTGCCTAAAGCTTTTCTAGCTACTTCTAATAATAAACTTTACTTTGGTGAAGCAGGAGGCATTGGTAATTACTTTGGCTATACTGATAATGGTGCTGGTTATCGTATGGAGTATTTTACACAGAATACAGATATACAACTTCCATACATTCTTAAGTTTTTAAAGAAAGCTAAAGTAATTGTAGTAGCGTCTGGCACTCAAGATATTGTTATTAAGTATGGATTTGATTATGCTACAGTGTTTACATCTAGAACACATACTAAAGACTTTGTAGGTGGGGCATCTGAGTATAACATTGCTGAGTATAACATTGGTGAGTTTACTCCTGGCACAGCTATTAATGAGCTTAACTTAAACTTAGGTGGTAGTGGTAAGGTATTACAATTTGGTGTTGAAGTGCCAATTGAGGGTGCTCCTGTAGCTATTCAACAACTAACTGTCTATTTAAAACTAGGAAAGATGAACTAATATGGCTAATTACGTTAAGGCAACCAACTTCTATGCAAAGGATGCTCTTCTTACTGGAGACCCTGCTAAGATTATTAAAGGCTCGGAGATTGATGCTGAGTATAATGCTATTGCTACGGCTGTAGGCACTAAAGCTGATTTAAATAGTCCTACGTTTACTGGAGTACCTGTTGCTCCTACTGCTGCTTTTGGCACTAATACAACTCAACTAGCTACTACTAAATTTGTACAAGATGCTACAGGCACTATTGCTCTACAAGATGCAGATAGTGTGGCTATTACAGGTGGGTCTATTACTGGCATTACAGATTTAGCTGTAGAAGATGGTGGTACTGGACAATCTACCCTTGCTGCTAATGCCGTGTTAATTGGCAATGGTACTAGTGGTATTACTTCTGTAGCTCCTAGTACATCTGGAAATGTCTTGACATCTAATGGGACAGCTTGGACAAGTGCTGAAAATGGGAGTATTGGTGTTGGACAAACCTGGCAGAATGTTTCTGGTAGTAGAGCAGAAGGGACTACTTACACTAATAATACAGGAAAACCTATTATGGTTTCTTATGGCTTTAATAGTACAAATGGATTTA